CTACGCCATAAATTGCATCACTAATAGATTTGGCAAAGGTATCCATTTGAACAGAAGCATAGAAGATGCCGCTACTCAAATGGATACCTTTGCCAAATCTATTAGTGATGCAATTTATGGCGTAGGTTTATTGATAAGCAAATTAGATGGTTTAGCATCAAAAATAACTTCTGGCGGTTTAGGGGATTTATTAATACGTTTACAACCAGGCGGATTAGGTTTGCGGGCAGCTTTAAATATTGCAGGAAACGCTAGAAGCTCAAACGCACCAGATAATAAACAAGGCCGTGCATCGGCTAGAATATTTGGCCAGCAGTTACGCCTAGAAAACAAATTATCACAGCAGAAGAAAAAAGAATTAGCGTTACTAGATGCCAAAAATAAGAAGCAAACCGAGGTAGATAAACTAGCTGAGAAGTTTGATGTTGAGCGCATAGGTTTAATGAAGGCGTTGGGCGAGGCTACCGATGCTGAAACTAAATTACGCATCCAGTCTAAGTTAGCCATCCTAGACAACAATGAGGCTTTGGCTAAAAAGTTACTAGCTGAGATGGAAGGCACTAAAGCCACAGTAGAATTAACAACACAATTTTATGCATTAAGTGAAGCTGCTAAAGCATTAATAACTAGCTTTGGCGTTGACCCATCACAGGTAGGCCCAGGCGGTACAATAATTGGTGGCCTTGGTGGGCGTAGTAATATAGCCAGCCTTGCTAACACTTCTATAAATAACCCAGCATTTGCTAGTAGCGGCGCAGGTATGGACTTAGGACTAGCCCTAGGCTTTACACCTGGCAGTAGGACTGGTGGTGCTGCACCTACAGAGGTCATAGTTACAGTAAACACAGCAGCAGGTGGCGATAGATTAAGTCAGGCTATTGCAGAAAGCATACAGATCGCTACTCGTAATGGATACAGCACAGTACCTGCTGGACAAGGGTTCTAATGACAGTACCAGTAATTAATGCAGTAATTAACTTTAGCACTGGCCCTAGTTTTGCTCAGGCAATGATTTTAGATACAGGTATATTAGGCACAAATATATTGGGAGATTCAGCAACTGTAATTGTAGACGTATCAAATCAAGTAAATAGAATTGAAACTAATCGAGGCCGTACTGCTCTTAGCGATCAATTTCAAACAGGATCGCTTATTTTACGTATAGTAGATCAAAATGGCGATTTTAATCCACAAAACGTATCAGGGCCTTATTACGATTTATTAACACCTATGAAGAAGGTGCAGATTACTGCTACCTATGGTTCTACTACTTATCCTATATTTGCAGGTTTTATTACAAGTTATGTAACTACCTACCCACAAGAATCAGAGGATGTAGCGACTACTACTATACAAGCTGTAGATGCTTTTAGATTAGCCCAATTAGCACAGATAAGCACTGTTACTGGCGCTACTGCTGGCGATCTATCAGGTACTCGCATCAATGAGATATTAGATGAAATTGACTGGCCAATATCACAGCGTGATATAGATGCAGGTCTTACTACATTACAGGCAGATCCAGGCACTAACCGCACAGCATTACAGGCTTTACAAACTGCTACAGAATCTGAATATGGCGCTATCTATGTTAGTGCCGATAATAACTTTGTATTTCAAGATCGAGGCGTAACTGCTGGATCTATTGGTGGCACACCTACAGTCTTTGCAGATAATGGCACAGGCATAGATTACTTTGATGCTACCTGGATATTAAACGATGTATTGGTATTTAATAAAGCCACTATCACTAGAGCTGGTGGATCGCCACAGGTAGCCCTAAACCAAGCCAGCATAGATAAGTACTTTTTGCATAGTTATTTTTTAGATAATCTGTTAATGCAGTCAGATGCAGTAGCCCTAGATTATGCCCAGGCTTATGTGGCTAGTAGGCAAGAAACTTCTATACGAGTAGATGCCATAGTCCTAGATCTATACACCGATAATTACAACTCAGGTATATTGGCAGCTTTAGATTTAGATTTTTTTGATCCGATTACAGTTAAGACTACCCAGCCTGGCGGATCGCTTTTAGAAAAGACTTTACAGATTTTTGGGGTACGGATGGCAATTACCCCGAATAGTTGGAAAACCACGTTCACGACACTAGAGCCCGTTATAGATGCATTTATCCTAAATAATAGCATTTATGGCACTTTAGACTATAATGTCCTAAGTTACTAAGGAGTAAAAATGGCAGCAGGATTAGGATTTAAGGACTTTACGACAGGCGAGGTATTAACCGCAGCCGATGTAGATGGTTACTTAATGCAAGGCGTGTGGGTGTTTGCAAGTGCCACAGCTAGAGATGCAGCTGTAACATCACCACAAGAGGGTAATTTTGCATATCTTAAAGATACAAACGTAACCACTTATTACACAGGCAGTGCTTGGGCAAACCTAGATACAACAGGTTTAACTAACCCAATGACAACTACTGGCGATATTATTTATTCATCACCAGGATCTACACCAGTTAGACTTGGTATTGGCACAGCAGGACAAGTCCTCAAAGTCAATTCTGGAGCCACTGCTCCTGAATGGGGTGCTGCCTCAAGTAGTTCAACCTTTGTTGGTTGCCAAGCAGAGAAAATATCAAGTGCGCAATCATTAACAAATAACACCGAATCAGCGGTTACATTTAATAGTGAAGTTTTTGATACTGATGGTTTTCACGATAATTCCACAAACAATTCAAGAATTACCATTCCATCTGGCAAGGCTGGTAAGTATTTATTAACTGCTCAAATTTCTTTTGCAGCAAACGCTACTGGCGCAAGAGTTGTTAAGTTTAAGAAAAATGGTTCTGACTTTATGCTTGGTAATGTTATAGCTGCTGCACCTGCAACAGATTTTACAGTTATCAATAATTCAACTTTAGTCAATGCTTCAGTCGGTGATTATTTTGAAGTGTTTGCTTTACAATCATCAGGTGGAGCCTTAAATCTTAATTTCAGTTCAGGAAATGGCGTTGGTTGTTTCTTTGGCGCAACATTTGTGGGGGCATGATATGAGTTTATATGATGAAATTATTGAAGCATATCCAGAATTAACTAATGCTGATTTTGGGACAATTGGATCAATTCGTTTGCGTAATGATAGTGATGGCGCTGGCGATTTTATTGAAAAATGGGAATACAGCCAACCAATTCCTGAAGGGCTTACACTAGGTAAACCTGTCGCATAATGAATCCTAAGTTATGTGCAGCTGGTGTGCAGTTAAGAGATCAAGTTGATACGTGGTTTCCAGATAGGCGTACTGCCAGTGATGGGTGGGTGGGCGATAGCCGTCACTCCGCCAGAAAATCAGATCATAATCCAGACAAGTTTGGATATGTACGAGCAATTGATATTGATTCTGGGCTGGAGCCATCCGATGGGCTCGCACCTTATTTGGCTGACCAAATCAGAATCGCAGCCAAGTCGGATCCACGCATATCATACGTCATCTATAACGGGCGAATATGCTCGAAGATATTAAATTGGAAGTGGCGTAAGTACAAAGGCATTAACCCGCACAAGCGTCATATTCATATTAGCTTTACAACATTAGGCGACCTAAATGGCACGCCATTCGATATACCACTAATAGGGGGCAAAATATGAAAATAAGCAAAAAACAAAAAGCAATACTAAAATCATACTTTAGAGGTGTGCTTGTATCGCTACTTACATTTTTAGCAAGTAATGAATTAGGTTTAGATCCTGCAGTGTCTGTAATTGTTGCAGCGTTAGCAGGTCCGGCAGCTAGGGCTTTAGATAAATCCGACAGTGCTTATGGCATCGGTGCTAATGAAGCATGACACCTACAGAATGGGCTGGCTTTGGCGCTGGCGTTATGGCCGTGCTATCAGGCGGGCTAGTAGGATTACGTTTTTTAGTTAAAGGTTGGCTAAATGAGTTACGCCCTAATGGTGGCTCTAGTATGAAGGATCAATTAACAAGACTAGAGAAGCGTGTCGATGATCTCTTTATCTTAATTAGTAAGTCATAATTTTAATATGGCTACTAAACGCAAACCTAAGAAAAAGATTGCACGTAGACGCAGGACTACTAAAGAGCCTGTACTTACAAAGTTAGACTTCTGGGCTATAGCTGCTAATGAGGTTTATATGGCTTGCCGTAAATCTGGAATGGATGAAGGCACAGCTTTAGCGTTTGCTATGGATAGATCAAGTTATCCAGACTGGATCATAGATAGCAAAGATCCTATTAAGAATCCACTTGATGATTTTGAAGAGGATGAAGATTAAGCGCTACCTGGTAATCAGCGATTTGCAGGTGCCGTTTCATCACGAAACAGCTGTAAAGAATGTTATCAAGTTAGCAAGGCGGGAGAAGTTTGATTCAGTATTGGTGGTTGGGGATGAGATTGACTTTAACACAATTAGTAAATGGGCTGATGGCACACCTTTGGCTTATCAGCAAACCATTCACGATGATAGGGAACTTACTAAGTCGATACTGTGGGATCTCAGTGAGTACAGCCGAGAGTGTCATATTATCCGCAGTAATCATACTGATCGCTTATATAACACTTTGCTTAAGGTGCCTGGGTTAATCAGTCTTCC